ATTAACATGCACTGGAGACAATCTAGAGCATATACATGGGCAGAACTGGCAGGACAACTTTATATTGTTGATATTGATGAGTTTGATGATTTGAAAAATATTAATTATGCGAAATTCATGACTAAATAAATATGGAAACGAAAATAGTCATGTAATGGCAGCCGTAGACAAAAAATTCACTAAATTTAATCGTAGTGGTAGAGGTCGCAATAAACAAGTTCTGAGATATCCACTGAAGATGTTTACGGCTGGGACCGATTACCTTCAGATTGATATGATGACTTATGCTCCTGTGGGAGCAAAAAAGACATCTGAAGACCGTGAAAGATTTGTTAGAAACCCGGACCAAGGATTTAGAAGAAATACTAATAAAGAACCCTTAGGAACTATATTATTACCAATACCAGGAGGTATTCAGGATAGGAATTCTGTTAATTATACAGATGATTCTATGAATTCCATAGTTGGTGCTGGCGTTGGTGCTTTAACGACTCTTATGCAAGATGGTGGAGGAATTGGTGCTGCTCTCTTATCTGGAGATTTTAAAGGCGCAGATGGAAAGCTTAATCAAGCAGGAAATAATTTAAAAGCATCTCTTGGTGATTCTGGACTCAGTGTTGACAAGGCTATAGACTTAATTACCAAATCATTAGCCGGACGAGCACTTAGTATCTTTGGTGGTAATGTCACAATACAAAATTTACTGGCAAGATCTAGTGGGCAGGTCTTCAATCCTAATATGGAATTGCTATTCAGCGGACCATCACTGAGAAATTTTGGTTTTGCATTTAAGATGACACCAAGAAGTGCAGATGAAGGAGAAGAGATAAAACAGATAATTAGATTTTTTAAGAGAGGTATGGCTGCTAAAGCAGGAAACACTGGATTATATTTAAAAACACCTAATGTTTTTGAATTGAGATATCGGCAAGGAAATGGGGAACATCAATTCTTACATAGATTTAAGCAATGCTTCTTGACAGATGTTTCGGTAAATTATACAGGTGAGGGTGTATATGCAACTTATGATAATGGAACACCAGTCTCGATGGTAATGAATTTATCATTCAAAGAACTCGCACCAATTTATGATATTGATTATGATTCATATACAACTGGAGAAGGAGATGAGAGAAGAGACTTTAAATCACCGGGAGGAGTAGGATACTAATGGGATACTTCAGAGAACTACCAGAACTAGACTATCAGTCATTTTTATCTGATAGTAATTCATCTTCAAACTATCTNAGAGTNAAGAATCTNTTCAGGAGATGCAAACTTCGTGATGACTTACAGAGTNTCTTTACTNTCTTCAATAAGTATGAGATTGTAGAAGGTGCAAGACCNGATACTGTNGCAGAAGAANTATATGGTGATGCAGAACTTGATTGGGTTGTTCTGATGACTGCCGGTATTATNAATGTTAGAAATGAATGGCCACTCTCNGATAGACAGATTTATAATTATTCACTAGAAATTTATGGCACTCAATTAAATGAGGTGCATCACTATGAAACTAGAGAAGTAAAAGATGCTAATGGTAAATTGATTTTACCCAAAGGTAAGGTTGTTGATTCTACTTTTAGAATTCCAGATCCTGACACTTTTACTGCAACAATATCTCCAATCAATGGAATCTCTAACTATGAATATGAAGTCAGAAAGAATGATGCCAAGAGGTCAATTTTTCTTCTAAAAGAATCATATCTGCAACAATTCCTTAATGATATGCGTCAAGAAATGATTTACTCTAGATCATCTGAGTATGTGAATGAGAATTTGATAAGAACAGAAAATACTAGAATCACCTCATCATAAAAAAAGAGGTCCGAAGACCTCTTGTAATTATTCTGCTAGTTTAGCAAAGTAAGATAGCGTATCATCATCTTCTTCAACTGAGGAAACTGAAGCAGTCGGTTTTAGACTGTTAAGTTCATCTTGAAGATTTTCTGGAAGTAAAGAAGGTGCAGTACCACGACCTTCACTTTCATCCTCAAGTTCTTCATCTGTGGAATGACGAACTGAGTTGCCCAGAACATATCCAAGACGCTTCTTCAAGTCTTCATAAGATTTGAATTGATCGGCACCAACGAATTCTGCAAGAGAGTATTCCTTCTTCCAGATTGCTTCCATTGCGTCATCGTCGTCTAGGAGAGCATCCTGACGGGCAAACTCAGAAGAGTCATAATTACGATAACCGGCAACGTTCTTTGCCTTCAGCTTGAAGTTAGCACCCTGCCAGAAGTCAAATGGATCAATTGCTTCCTCATCTTCAAACTCGGGTTGCATTGCAGCAGTGAGTTTGTCAAAGATTTTCTTACCGAATTTATAAAGCATTACCTGACCTTCGTTAGAAGGATTGGCAGGATCCTTGACAACATAGATGTTGGCAACATAAGTCAGTTTACGCTTCTGCTTACGTGCGGTTTCTTTACCTGCATCTGTGCCATTATTCCACAGAGAAGTATTGTACTCTGACACAGGATCTTTCTGACCCAGAGTCGTCAGAGAGTTCTCAATATACCATCCACCAGGACCTTGGAAGGCATGGGAGTATAGTTTTACGAATGGAAGGTCTTCACCGTTTGGAGCAGGCAGGAAACGAATAACGGCATAACCATTGCCGCCTTTATCACATTCTAGTTTCCATAGGCGTTCATCACCTGAACTACCTGCGTTATTCATCTTCTCTACTTCTTTGACCAGTTTGGCAGTCAAAGAACCCAGTTTGGATTGCTTTTTAAGGTCTGCGAAAGACATTTAGATTACCTCGGATTAGGTTGGATTGATTGGATTTACTTGGATATTATAGCAAAGATTTTGCAGTTAGTCAACGTTCAATCTCAGATTTTTAACTGTCTGAGTCATGGTTTCAAAAAATGTATTGACATTGGTATTGGGCGGGAATCCCATCAAGACAAGTGACTTCTGCAATTCTTCTTTCATTTTAATCGCTTGCGGATCATCAGAAAGAGACACTCTTGTATACATCAGTTGTTGTTTTTCCAACAATGATGTCATTTTTTCAATGTGTTCGTTTTTTTGTTGCGTAGTTAGATTCGGAAAAGATGATAATTCTTCAAATATTTCACTTTGTAATTCATTAATAGTTTCCAGTTCTTCCCGAACAATTTCAGAGTTAAAAAAACTCATGTTACTCTTCCCCTTCTTCTTCTACGTTTTCTTCTTGTTCTTCACTTTGTTCTTCTTGAACTTTACTATTTTCAATTTGAATTAAGACATCAATAGCACCCATTAACTTTAATCGGGTGTTAGATAAAACAGTTAATTCTTCATTTGTTTGAACAAGTTGTTCCTGCAAACGAGCAAGAACTTCATCATTTTTAAGAGCCATTACCAAGAATCTCCTTTATTATTTTTTTATGGTTGAACACATTAATATTTAGAAAGGGAGTATATTTTTTTATTTTTAAATTGACGGATTCCCACACCGGATCATTTAACTTCTTATCGAAATTTTTTGAAAAATGGAAAATGATTTCGTAGATTGTTAAAGTTTCTAGAGAGATGTTCCCTCCTAGAAATTTTTTTAGGATTTTGGGATGTCCCCTGGAGCAATCGAATAGACTCTCCAAGTCGTTCTCCGATAGTAATTCGTTGCTTTGTTCTTTGAATAAGTAAGTCAAACTCTGTTGACGTTTCATCCAATCGGCGTACTTTCTTTCGCCAGAATTGATAATTTCTCCAATCCATAGGTTTTGTGGGTTGTCGGTGGAAACAAAATTAGATACAAGGAAATTAACAATTTCTTTATTAGAATACTTACGGGAAGTTTTTTCAAACCAATACTTATCCTTCCTTTTATTAAATGATGCCATTGAAGCACGGGTCTTTGCACCATACTTAAAGAAATCATATTTTGGATTTGTAAAATGATTCTTTAATGAAAGATAATGCTGGTATGTTTCAAACGGGGTCACTTTCAACATCATCTACTCTTTCAAATTCTTCAATCATATTAACAGGAACACTGTGCTTATTGGCAATTAGATACCAATGTGTTCCTTCACCGGGACCAATATATTTGATCTCGGTTTTGGGAATATTATGTTCCCTTATTGCTGCCTGCATCTTAAGATGTAGGAGTTCATCATGAGAAATCATAGCGGAAGTTTTGCTCTTGAAGTTTTCTTCATGAAATTAAGACTAATAGCATCATACTTTAATCTTTCTTTCAGTGGTTTTGAAATTAATTTTGTTACTGAGTCTACCTCAATATTATTAATTTCGCAATAGTAGCAAATAGCATCAATATAATTCATACCTTCCTTTGCTACTATGGTTTCTATCTCCATAGAAAACTTAGATGGTGTCAGAAATTTGCTTTCTAACGCTTTCTCTAGTTCTTTATTCGGTTCCATAGAGTTCCAATTTATCTGTAACAAACTTTCTAATGTATTCGGTAAGAAGTTTGATGTACTTTGATTTGTCTCTTTCTTCGTAGACGACGCATTCTCCATTTTCACAAGCCATAATGATTACAAATTTTTTGACCGGAATACCAGTCATTTCGTACAGCATACATGCATATGCCGCACATTGGACAAAATAGTTTTCGATCCAATTTCTTGGTTTCGGTTTCTTAGAAGTCTTGAAGTCAATTATTGCTAACTCACCATCATATTCTGCAATACAATCGACGGTTCCCGCAATTCCTAACTGCTTACTATATAGGGAAGTTTCTAGAGCATGAATATTGTCAATGTTTCTTAAAGTTCCCTTAGAAATCTTAAATAGAAAATCGGAAATAGGAGGAACTTTTAGTAACTCTACATTCTTTAGGTGACACTCAGTAAGACTATGAAAATCAGTTCCGCGACGTGTTGCTGCCTTTGTGACACGATTTGCCTCTTCATCACCAACCTTCTTACGCCATTTAACAAAGATTTCTTTATTATAATGACTGGTCACCGAAGTGATAGAAACTAGTTTTAAGAGTTCTTCTTCATCAGGAACAGAATAATATCTGACTCCATCAATAGTCTCCCTCTCAAGTTGAGGAAGATTCAAATCAACATGATTAAACATTACAAACCTGCTTCTATTTTTGCGACGATGTATTCTCGGACTAAACCTGAACGAACAATGTCTTCTATTTGAAATTCAATAACATCAAAAGAAGGCATCTTTCTCAAAATACTCATAAAATCCATAATACCATTACGATCATTGGTTTTTGTCAAATCTGATTGTCTGGCATCACCACAGAAACAAATTTTACTGTTTTCACCAATACGAGTGATGATACTATCGAGTTCATGAAAATTCAAGTTTTGGAATTCATCAACGATAATGATTGCATTATCAAGAGTTGTTCCTCTTAGGAAAGAAGTGCTCCAAAATTTGATGGTCTCCTGTGCTTTGAGATTGCCATACAGCATTTCAAAATCCACATCAGATGTCATCTGGAACATATACTTTACCATAGATTTGTATGGAATCTGATAAAGAGAAGACTTGTCTTCATGATCTCCCGGCAGAAATCCAATCTCGCGAGTGGCAATCAGAGATCTGACGATATACACATTTTCATATGGAGTATTCTCGTCTAGAACATCTTTCAATGCATTATAGAGAGTAATAAAAGTCTTACCTGTACCGGCACATCCATATGCGACTAAATGTTTGTCGTTATTATATGAATCAAATAACCTTTGTTGATTGTCAGTAAGAGGTTTAATATCAACCAAATAATTGGCACTCAAAGGTTTCTTCTTTTTCATTCTCATTGAAGTCATACCTACTCCAATAGATTCTTCTGAAGTCTTTTTTCTTCTAGGCATACTAAATCTTCTTTACTCTTGATCCAGGTGCTTTGGATGCTTTTGCAAGGACATCATTCCATCCAGGTTTTTTAGCAATCAATTTATCTTTCCATTCACCAACTTCTCCTGCACCAGGACATGTTGATGGGTCAGACCAATCTCTTTTCCAATCAGGATTATCGTCGCACCATTGAGGCCAGTCATGAACACTCAGAACTACTTCTTTTTGTTCACCTGATTCTTTGTTAACTACAGGATATGTTGCCATTGTTAAAAATTCAATATAAAAATATTTAGACCCATTCAAGGGATTCGGAAACAGCAGGAAACTGTTCAATGAAGACTTTTCTACATGCTTCTGCAATTTCCATATGCTCTTTCTGAGTGCCATGTGCGGACCTCAGAGTGATGTAATGAATCCATGAACGACATGAACCTGTCATGTAGATTCGTGTGGGAGTGCATAATGGAAGCACCATACGAGCACATTCTTTTGCCACACCACGCTCAAGCATCTGCTGATACAGTGCCATGGCAGAATCAAACAGAGTTTGCATTTGCAATTCTAAACTTTGAACCACAAAAGGATCTAAGTCATCAATAGAGTTTTGACGATTCTTATCATCTTGACGACGTAGTTCTGGCAAAGCAATTTTCTTTGATAGCATTGAAGAATCAGCATATCGTTGTGAAAATTCCTGATATGTAAAACTACGATGCCTTAAAATCTGAGCTGCAATGGCACGAGTAGTCTCAATCTCCAGAGTCATTGTAGATTGTTCAAATACNGACCAATGATTNTGTTTGATNCAGTATTTCAGGAGACCTGAATACTTTTCATTGTTCTGATTTGATGGATTAGAGACCCTGGCAATATATGCCATAGTCTGCTCTGCATCAGGAGTAACACTTATAAGTTTAACAGTCATTTTTCACCAAATCCTTTAGGTTTTGTTCTTGGAATTCTTTTTACTGATAGTTCCAGTTGGTCAAGTTGCTCTTGCATGTATTTAAGCTCATCACTATTATACAAATAATCTTGAGAAATTGCACTTCTAAGATTTTTAATCAATTGCTTAGTTTTCATCAATCATCCTCAAAAACTTCATCATAGTCCATAATATAGTTAGTAACTGGGTCATCAAAGTTTTCTTGTTTGGAAACACATGATTCCCTGTCAGAATATACTTCGGATTTTAGAGCATCGATTAACAATTCTAAATTCCGGACAATTAGTTTTAATTTATCCTTTTCCATAAAATTGTATATTGTTATAAGTATTTTACACAAAAAAAGGGGGTTAGTCAACCCCCCTAACAATTTTAACGTAAGTGACTCACTTGTTGTAGATACGACCACGATAACAGAATGTACCATGGGTCTCTTTTGATTCTACACAACGAGTATCATATTCAACACCACGATATGAGGTGTGAGTAATCTGTGCGTCGTGAAGTGCAGATGCTTTGTTGATCTGCTTGCGAATCAGGTTAAGTGTATTCATTGTGTTACTCCTAAAGTAATTGGATTTTTAGGTCCGTTCCTTTAGTCGTTTGCGTCCCAATACCAACGACATTCTGGCGCAGAATCCTTTAAGGTTTCTACTAACTCAACCTTAACTTGATTGCTAAGGTTTTGATTTGCCTCAATCTTCAGCATGATAGCATCAGTTTGAGTACAAGTGAGTGTTGTATAGAATAATACTTCTAGCATGGGATGAACGGCTCCGTTCCGCGACTTACTTGCGTCCCACCCTAGAGTGGGATGAACGTCAGGTCTTATTATAGACCTTATACATTATTTAGTCAAGTGTCTTGGTATTAAGACAAATAGTTACTTTTTCTTCTTTGGTTTGGGTGGTTCATATCCCCAACTCTTTGGATTGACCCCACCATATCCAAAATCAATCTTCTGAATGGCACCTTTGCCATACTTATCATAGTACATATCAAAAAGTCTGGAGTCCTTTGCACAACGAGTAAGATCTATACACGTTACTCCATCAACAATATACCAAATCAATTTAGCATCGGTTGGAAAACTCTTGTCGTTTGCTTTTTCAATAGTAGTTTTTTCTAAAAGAATCTGACATCCATAATCAGATTCTTTGATTGGAATCATTTCTTGTCCTTCCTCTGGCGTTGTTTGTTTTTCTTCTACTGCAGATGTCATGTACGATCTCCCCAAATAATATCAGAGTATGCTGCCGAAACAATATCTTTTGAAATTTTATACTTAGTTTCTAGTTGTTTATCTTTAACAAGAGTTAAAATTTCTGCTTCAAGTGGATGTAGTCCTTGAAGAATATTAATGAACATTGTTTCACGACGAATTGCATTAATTCCGCTATTGCCACCTTTAACAAAGTGATAGAAGTTTTTTGATTCTCTACGAATAGTTGTGTGTCCTTGCTGATCACTAATACCTAAGGAGAAATTTCCAGATTCATACATTGTACGAATGTCATGATCAATTTTAGTTGACAAAGTTCCCGAATAAGTGTTTTGCTGATCGTATCCAACATAAGGAACAGGACCATCGGGAAGAATAGAGACGATGGACTCATCAAAGTTCCAGACAAAGAGTCTTCTCAGTGAAGGATCATTATACTTCTTCAATACTTCAATCTTCTTTGCCTTTGTTCTTGAACGAGATACCAAGTCAAAAACTTCAAATGCTAGTGGATTTCTTGGAAGATTATCCACCACAAATGAAGTTGTCTTCTTTTTAGTGGTTGTTTTTGCCTTAGTCGTTGTTGTCATCTTCTTCGCTGTCGTCATGATAGTTTTCAAAATTAAATGCTATGACCTCATCTGGAATCAGGTTGCCCTGTTCATCAAACATTTCGGGGTGAGGTCTGGGTACTTCCCGATAGTTCATCATATATTCTCTAGCAGTCCAACCAATTACGAGTCCTAGTATTAGAAACAAAACGGTCAGAAATGAACCAAAGACTAAACTTACTGCTAACATAGATCTTACCTCAGGACTAATTTTTTCGTTTAGACTTTTTCTTCTCCTATTTAATATAAACTCAATACCACGATTAACTTGATGAGTGTCTTTATTTAGTGGAGAATCAGATGACGTTGTTTTCCCGGAGGAATTTAATGGTGTCAACACAACCTCCTAATTTTTTATCATCACATAAGACCTGTGGAAAAGTGGAATTTTCTTCAAATTTATCAAAAAATGATTCCCGATCAAAATCTTCTCCTAGAGTATAGACCACAAATTCACTTTTTGTCAATTCTAAAACTTTTTTAATTTTCTCGCAGTATGGGCAATTGTTTTTAGAATATATCGTGAAATTCATACGTCTATAAGGGATTACAAATTAATTTATAAGATAAAAAAAGGGGAGAAGTTCTTTCCCCCCTTAGTATATCACCAATTCACCTTTCCCACCACAGAAAGGGTCTTCAGTCCCAAAGTTACGAGGATGCTGAAGACTTTGATATTATAAAGTAATTTTGATTTGGTGTCAAGCACCATTGACGTGCATGGTTAAATATGATAGAGTTGAACACATCTAGAAGATTAAAAATGTCAATAAGTTTTGATGATCTGACGGGCAAAAAACCTCAGCAGCAACCACCACAACAACAATCACAAGACGAATTGCTTTCGTTATTTCCAACACCAGTTCTTATCGCACAATACCCTGTGCCCTATGAGAAAGAATTGGAATATATTCGTAACTTGCCTTGTCGTAGAGAAAACAAGGGTGGAGATGCAGGTAATAAGATACATTACAACCGACAGTCAGAAGATACTTTTGTATTAGATAAACCTGAACTATCAAACATCAGAGAGTTTGTTAAATCAAAACTCTTTAAGTTTGCACGAGAAGTCATGTGCTCCAAAGATGAGGTGGTGATTACTCAATCGTGGATTAATAAGTCTGGTAAGGGTGAGTCACACCACGAACATGTGCATCCTAATAGTATGATTAGTGGTGTCTGGTATCCTGTAATCAATGAACAACTGCCACCCATTCAGTTTCGTAGTAGATCACAAAGAGATATTAGTCTCTCCACTGATAAGTTTAACAACTTTAATAGTGCAACGTTCTTACTGCCTATGAAGATGGGAGAAATTATTATCTTCCCTAGCAATCTCACTCATAGTGTTCCTGCCAATCAATCTGATACTGAACGCATTAGTTTGTCCTTTAATACATGGTGTAAGGGTAGTCTTGGTGATATCAATTCACTGACCTATCTTCCACTGGACCGCTGCGTATGAGTTCCGCACTATCACGACCACTCCCAGAGTTTCATGGGTTTGGATATAGAATCGCACAGATAGAAAACAATACTCACTGCAACTATAAGTGTTGGTTCTGTCCTAATGCTTATGATAAACCTGCACCAAAAGAGTGTATGACCCTGGAACAATTCAGGAAGATTCTAACTGAGATTCGTTCTGTCTATACACCATGGGAACTGAATGATGTCTCATTTGCCACATATAATGAACCTAATCTTGATGATGGGTTTAAGGAGAAGTTGCAATTGATGACTGATATGGGATTTAATTATGAACATATCTCCAATGGAAGTATGGTCACGACTGAATTGACTGATTGGTTGATTGAAAATCCACAACGTATCAAAAACTTTCGTCTCAATATTCCAACACTGGATGAGAAGAAATGGAAGGACATTACAGGTGCATCTACTGCCGTAATGTATCGGATGTATTATCAGTTGATGTATCTGTTTGAGAACTCACAGAGACTGAACTTTCCCATCACAGTGATTGTGAATGGTGATGGTAGTGCAAGTCATAAAGAAGAGTTCATGAAGGTCTATCAGAAGTTCCAAAGATGTCCTCCTGGTATTAACTTTAGTATGACTGGATTGATTGATAGGGCTGGAACACTTGAGGGTGCAGAGTGTGAAACACAGAAACTACCCACAGGTTCAATTGACTGGGGCGATCAACCAACACGATGTAATGCAGGATACTTTGATAACTTATACTTTGGTATCAAAGGTAATGTATTCTATTGCTGCCATGATTACCACCAAGAGTATAGTTGTGGTAATATAAATGATACACCGCTGAAAGAACTTCTAAGTTCTGAAGCATATGAAACTCAAAAACTAAGGTTTCAACAAGATTTCTGTCGTAAATGTGAACAAGCAAGACCACTGGAGGTAGTAAAATGACTGTAACACCACAAATGATCGCAATGAATAAGTATGATACTCAACTGCGTGACTTGATTCACGTTGAGAAGGGTGTTATTCCTGCCAATCTGTGCGATTATCTTGTAGAAGAGATTGAAAAAAATGAATGGCGTCCTCATACTTGGTATAATAATGTTGCCAACTCATTTGGTTCTGAAGAGACAATGGAACTGGATGTGCAGAACATCACTGGTGAGCATCAACAACTACTGACACCTTTTATGATTCAGGCAGGTTCAGCATATAATGCAATCTATTCATTTAACTGCGAAAGAACTCAGCAGATTATGAATAAGTTCAGTTCAATTCGTTTTAATCGTTATACACCTGGACAGATTATGCGTCAGCACCATGATCATATCCATTCACTGTTTGATGGTAATGAGAAAGGTATTCCGGTCCTTTCATTCATTCTCAATCTGAATGATGACTATGAAGGTGCAGAACTATTCTTCTGGGATGATCATGTTGTCCCATTAGGTAAAGGTGATATTATTATGTTCCCGTCTCTCTTCTTGTTCCCTCATGGTGTGAAGGAAGCAACTAAAGGTAAACGTTACTCTGCTGTCAGTTGGGCATGGTGATTACAATCCACCGTGACCGTTGGAACAAGCAGCAAGGCCTTTTTTTGCTGCAGTTAAATTTCCAAAATCCACTGCATTTCCTGTTGATGCAATAGCAATATAATCCATTACGTCTGATTTGGATGGAGTATCACCACCACCAAAGACACCGCGAGTACTAGAAGAACAAGCGGAACCGATTGATCTTGTTACTGATAAATCACCAAAGTCCGTTGCATCTCCTAGTGATGCAATGGTAACATATTCTATTGTGTTTATTATAGTTGGAGTTTCGCCACTACCCATAATCCCACGAGTGCTTGAAGAGCAACTCATTCCAGAATTTCTTGCTACAGTTAAATTACCAAAGTCTGCTGCATTTCCTAGTGTTGCTATGGTAATAAATTCTATTTTGCTTACTTTACTTGGATTTATTCCACCAGCAAATAATCCACGAGTTGATGATGCTGCTATACCACTAAACAAATATCCTTTTACTTCAGTCAAGTTACCAAAATCTTGTGCATTTCCAGTTGACGCAATGGTAACATAGTCCATTGTGTCAACTTTAGGTGAAGAAAACCCACCAGCCCAAACACCGCGAGTGGCTGAAGAAGTAGCACCTAATCCATATCTCCCCGTGAACAAGTTTCCAAAATCAGTTGCGTCTCCTGTTGATGCTATAGTAATAAAATCAATAGTGTCTGACGTTCCAGGGTCGCCACCCGCAGTAACACCACGAGTGCTGGAGGAGACGGAAGCACAATATTGGTTTGCCACTGTTCTATCACCAAAGTCAATTGCATCTCCTGTAGATGAAATGTTTATGTATTCTATTATATTAAGATTAGTTGGAGTTTGTCCCCCTTGAAAAATACCACGAGTTCCACCAGTCATCAAATCTGGTGACCAACTATCAACTTCCATCCATATTCCGTTGGGAGTTGTTCCAAATCCAACGGGTCCGAGTATATAAACTTCTAATTTCTTGGAGTCAGTATTAAATCTGATTGATCCTGCGGGTGCTTGATTGAGTGATGGTAATTCTTGTGCAGAAGAATCACCGAAGGCACTTCCACCACCGACTGTGGTATAACTTCCGCCACCACCACCGCCTGAACCACCTGAACCACCGGAGCCGCCACCGCCGCTTCCACCGCCACCATATCCCATTAGCCTAGACCTCCATGTGAATCAGAACAACCCTTAAAGGAGAATGATGAATTAGTTAAATCTCCAAAGTCAGTCACATTACCAGTTGTATCTATGGTGACATACTCTACATCATTTGTTGCTGCTGGATCTTGTCCGCCAGCAAAAACACCACGAATTGAGTTGGAAACGGCAGCATTAAATTGAGTTGCCGCACTCAAGTTTCCAAAATCAATAGCATCACCTAAAGATGCTATCGTTACATAATCAATTGTATCACTTCTAGTTGGTTGTCTTCCTCCACCCCATAGACCTCTAACTGGACTAGAACATGATGCTGTTGGTTCTCTCGTTACAGATAAATCACCAAAATCTTGTGCGTCTCCAAGAGTTGATATGGTAAAGTAATCAATAACATTTGTATATGTGCCCGATGCTATTTGTCCTCCAGCATTTAGAGCTCTCGTAGAGGAAGAACAAGCACCACTATTAAGAACCGCAACTGATAATTCTCCGAAAGTAGATGCATTACCAAGAGTTGCAATTTCTATATAATCAACTAATTTAGACTCATCTGAAGGAGTCCCACCACCAAAGGTAAGTGCCCTTGTGTTATTTCCAGCAGCACCAACGTTATTTCTATTTCCAGTAAGATCTCCAAAAAGAAATGTATTTCCAGTTGCAGAAATGGTAAAATAATCTATAGAACTTACGACGGGTGATGGACTTTCTGCTCCACCAAAAAATATTCCTCTTGTAGATGAAGATGCAGAACCAGAGTTTGATCTTGCAGTTCGCATATCACCAAAATCAGATGCATTACCAGTTGTTGCAATAGTAATATATTGCATAACATTAGTAAATCCTGGAGCATAACCTCCACCAAATACACCACGACCTCTACCACCACGATAAGCAGTATCACCTCTTGGTAGTGCCATTGCACCAGCAGAGTTCATCTCAACGGTGCCAGAAATTTCAGGACCGTTAGTCCCACTCAAACTTTGTATATTGTTTACCTTGATTTCTGACATCGGTTAATATCTCATACGATTATTTATCCAAGACCACCATGGGAATCAGAAAGAGAAGTAAGTTGACTTTTAGCAGCAAGTAAATCGCCAAAATCTGATGCATTTCCTGTTGATGCTATGGTGATGTACTCTATAGTATTAACTGCTGCTGGTGCAAGACCTCCACCAAAGACTCCTCTAATAGAACTGGAGCAAGCACCCATAATTCTATTGCCAGCACTTAAATTACCAAAATCAATCGCATTACCTACGCTTGCAATAGTAACATATTCTATAACATCACTATTTGATGGATTCATCCCACCAGCAAAAATTCCTCTAATAGGGTTGGCGCAACCGGATAACTGTCGTTTAACGTCAGTTAAATCCCCGAAGTCTTCTGCATTTCCTGTTGATGCAATAGTTATAAAATCTATACTATTAAGAATAGTGGGATTGTAACCACCAGCAAATAATCCTCTAACAGAACTGGAACAGGCACCTAAATTACTTTTAGCAACAACTAAATTACCAAAGTTTGCTGCATTTCCTTTTGTTGAAATGGTTATATATTCAATTTTATTTAAAAATCCTGGAGAAGTTGCTCCACCACCAAAGACTCCTCTGATAGAATTAGAGCAGGCATTTGCTTGATAGTATGCATTACTTAAATCACCAAAATCAAAGGCATTCCCTGTTGCTGATATAGTAATATATGAAATTGCATTTGTATTTGATGGCACTTCTCCAGCACCAAAGATCCCTCTGGTAGAACTAGAGCAGGCACCTAAATTAACAGCAACGGTGGTTAAATCTCCAAAATCTGATGCATTACCCGCTGTTGCAATTGTAATAAACTCAATTACATTTGTAGCAGGGGAGGTGCCGCCAGCAAATAATCCACGACCTCTACTGCCCCTCTCTGCCGTAGTTCCACTTGGAGGAATAAAGTGTGCTGTGGAATTTACTTTTACAATACCATCAACGTCTGTTCCTCTCTTTCCATCTCTACTGGTTATATTATCTGCTTTTATATTTGCGGTTCTATCATCACCTACACGACGATACCCGGATCCACCAGAAGCACCTGATCCTCCACCTGAACCACCTCCACCGCTTCCACCGCCACCATATCCCATTAGTTACTCCGACTATAGTATCTCATAATATTTATCCCAGTCCACCGTGACCATTGGAACAACCACCAGGACCAAAACGACCAGCAGTTGCCGTGTCACCAAAATCAACTGCATCTCCAGTGCTCATAATTTGAACATATTCCATGGCATTATTTGCAGTATTGCCCACACTTTCACCTCCAGGCCATACACATCTAGTAGAAGAAGTTCCTGCAGACATTAACAATCTCTTTCCACTTAAGTTACCAAAATCTATTGCATTTCCTAGTGTTGCGATAGTCACGTAATCAATAGTGTCGCTGCCATTTGCATCAGCATTTGGGTCGGCACTTTGTCCACCGGCAAAAAGTCCTCTTACGGAATTAGATCCACCGACAAGAGTTCTTCTAGCAAGAGTTAAATCACCAAAATCTGCAGCATTTCCTTGTGTGCTGATAGTGATAAATCCGATAGTATTTAGATATCCTGGATTTTGACCACCTCCAATCACACCTCTTGTTGAAGATGCAAATGATCCTGCATTTGTAGTTAAAAAGTTAAGGTCACCAAAGTCCACTCCATTTCCTGTTGATGCAATAGTGATAAAACTGATTATATTACAATTGCCAAATGGACCTGGAGATCCATATCCACCAGCAAATACCCCTCTGGTTGAGTTAGATAGACCAGTCATCTGAGCAATATCAAGACTATTTGGATCTAAATCACCAAAAGCAGTCGCATCTCCTGTTGATGCTATTGTGACAAAATCTATGTGATTTGTGTTACCAGAACCAGATACTTCTCCACCTGCACTTATTGCTCTTGTTCTTGATGCACAGGCAGCATTTCCTTTTACGGTAGAAGTTAGATTACCAAAATCTATCGTATTTCCGGTAGTATCAACATTATAATATTCAATAACATTGCTGGCATCATTACCTCCCATTCTCAATCCACGAGTTCCACCAGTCTGAACATCTGGTGATGTTGTTGTGAGTTGAACCCATTCTCCTGCTGCCATGGTTCCAATACCAGCATAAGAACTTGTGCTTCCACCTTCCATTCCAATACGGAAATACTCTAATTTCATAGAGTCCGTGTTGAATCTGATTGCTCCTGGAGTGATATTAACTGATGGTAATTCTTCGTGTGCCATTATCCTAGACCTCCGTGTGAATCAGAACAAGCAGCAGTTTGATTTCTTGCAAGATCTAAGTCACCAAAATCCTGTGCATTTCCAGTAGTCATAATTGTTACATAAGAAATAGAATTGCCATCACTAGTCATATCACCAAAAATCGCTCTAGTTGGTGAAGAACATGCCGATCCTAAAGAACAACCAGAAATACAATCACCAAAATCTATTGCATCACCAAGACTTGCAATCGTTATATAATCAATTACATTAGTTTGAGATGGATTTGCTCCACCAAAAAATAATCCTCTTGTGGAATTGGAAGCACCCGCACCTTCTTTTCTTTTATCTGTTAAATCACCAAAGTCCTTTGCATTACCTTCAGTTGATATTGTTATATATTCCATTGTATTAACTGGAGGGTAAGGAGATGCAAATGGAGAACCTCCTAAAGCAATAATACCTCTAGTTGTTGATGCATTCGTCATGGCATAACTATGATCTGCTGATGCATCTCCAAAAGCAGATGCATTACCAAGAGAGTTTATAGTTATAAACTCTATCTCACTATAACCTGTAGCAGTGGGAGAAATATTCCCTCCTACACAAATACCTCTGGTATTATTAGAAAGACCAGCAGTTCCTCTTTTTTGTCTGGTTAAATCACCGAAGTCAAAAGTATTTCCAAGTTGAGATATTGTAAGATATTGTATAACATTGACATTAGCAGGAAACTGTTCCCCACCCATAAAGATACCACGAGTGGATGATGCACAACCACCAAATTCTGCGACTGTTGGTACTAAATTACCAAAGTCAAGTCCATTTCCTAAAGTAGAGATGGTAAATTTATCCATTCTTTCTTTGAGACCTGGTGATGTTCTACCACCGGCAAAGATACCAGTTCCTCTACCACCACGATAAGCAGTATCACCAGAAGGCATCACAATACCAGAAGTTCCAGTGAAGGTAGTGATACCTGCAATATCTGGTCCTCTGGATGCATCTTGACTTTTGATCTGATCGATTCTAAATTCTGACATTATAACCCTCCGTGACCATTGGAAGTTCCAGCACTAAATTTATTATTAGTTGCGTCTCCAAAATCTACCGCATCTCCAGCAGTAGAAATTTGCACATAATCTATAGTATTTGAATCTGGATTTGCCCCACCAGCAAAAACTGCACGGGTTTTAGATGACATTCCCCCCATAGCTCGTCTAGTAACGGTTAAATCTCCAAAATCAACAGCATTTCCTAATGTTGAAATAGTAATATAATTTATAGTATTAACAGAACCAGAGGGGTCTTGACCACCAGCAACAATTCCACGAACTGAATTTGATGTTGATGACATTACTTGAGCAGTATAAGTTGTATCACCAAAATCTGCTGTATTTCCTTGTGTTGATATTGTTATATGTTCGATTGTATTAACAAAACTAGGTTCTCCACCTCCAATAAACAATCCTCTAGTTTGTGATCCACAACCAGTCATCCATATCCTAGCTGCAGACAAATTACCAAAATCTACTGCATTTCCTGTCTGAGAAATGGTTACATAATCAATTATGTCTTGAGCAGTAGGTGTTCTACCTCCTGCAAATATTCCACGAGTTGAATTTGAAACAGAAGCAGCACCAGCACCCCTAGCAAGTGTCAAATAACCAAAAGATTGTGCATTTCCAGTGGATGCAATTGTTACATAATCAATAACATTTGTATTGCCTCCAGGAACTTCACCTCCACCTATAAGTGCCCTAGTTCTCGATGCACAAGCATTTTGACTTCCCTCAGCACTAACTGTTCTATCACCAAAATCTATTGCGTTTCCTGTGGAATCAATATTAACATATTCAATTGTTGCATTACCTACCTGTGCATTGTTATTAATACCACGAGTTCCACCAGTCTGAACCTCTGGTGATGTTGCTTGTATTTCTTCCCACTGACCAGCAGCAAGTGTACCGATTCCTGCCATTGAAGCAGATCCGCTATAGTTTGCACTACCACGAAAGATCTCCAGCTTCATGGAGTCGGTATTAAATCTAAATGCTCCTGGTTTAATCGTCATCAGATATTACTCTCCATAGTTATATTTAGAGACCTCCGTGACCGTTGGAACAACCAGCCATACTATGTGTTGTAGCAGTTAAATCACCAAAGTCAACAGCATTTCCTGTAGTTGCAATAGTGATAAAATCCATCGTATTAAGTAGGGTTGAACTGTCTAGACCGCCACTAAAGACTCCTCTAGTGGAACTAGAGCAAGCAGATACTAATGCTCTAGTAGATGTCAAATCGCCAAAATCTTGTGCATTACCCAGTGTTGCAATAGTAATAAAATCTATTATATTTTTATCTCCTGGTGTTCTACCTCCACCCCATAAACCTCTAGTTGAATTTGAACAAGATCCTGCGAAGTTTCTTCCCTCTGTTAAATCACCAAAGTCCTGTGCGTTTCCTGTGGTAGAAATTGTAATAAATTGTATTACATTAGTTACTCCTGGTGCGCTACCACCACCAAAGAGTCCTCTAACTGAACTTGAACACCCTGCTAGTTGTTCATTACCAGCAATTAAGTTACCAAAATCAACTGCGTCCCCTGTTGATGCGATTGTAATGAAATCCATTACATCTGAAACTGATGCGGGAGCATCACCACCAGCAACGACTCCCCTAGTGGAATTGGATAAAGCAGCAAGTTGATTTCTAGCAAGAGTTAAATTACCAAAATCTGATGCATTTCCTGTTGATGCTATGGTTACAAGATCTATTTTATTAGTTTTTGTTGGTGATGGAGAAGCACCACCAGCAAAGATTCCTCTAGTAGAACTGGCACAACCAGCCGCAAGTCTAGTAACGGCAACTAAATTCCCAAAGTCTTGTGAATTTCCTAATGTGTCAATTGTAAAATATTGTATTACATCTACAATGCTTGGAGTTAATCCACCAGCAATTAATCCACGAGTTCCTGTTCCACCAGAAGAGTTTGTATTATTCTGGTCACCAAGTTGATTGTTATTAACAATCACATCAGCCCAATGAGTTCCTGTGTAATACTCAAGGTGACCACTATCAGTATTAAACCTTATCATCCCTTCTCCGGGACTTGATGGTCTCTGTGCTGTTGATCCTGATGGTGGAACAAAATAGTTTGGTGATGAGAATGTAGAGATACCTGATACTACTGGTGCTCCATCTTCATTCTCGTTAAAAAGATTGCTTACATTAAGTCTTGACATAATTATAAACCTCCGTGACCGTTGGAAAGACCACCAGCAAGTGTTTTAGTTGAACTGCTTATGTCACCAAAATCAATACCGTTTCCTGTTGTAGCGATTTCTACATAATCTATTGCATCTTGCGGTGCCGGAGTTTCACCACCACCAAATAATGCTCTCGTAGATGATGCCATTGAAAAACAACCACCCTTTGCGGTGTTTAAATCTCCAAAATCTTGTGCATTACCTGTTGATGCAATCGTTACAAAATCAATTATATTATACATCGTTGGAGCATATCCCCCACCCCACATTCCACGAGTTGAATTTGATGCTGCTCTAGAACTCCACCTTGCTTGTGTTGTATCTCCAAAGTCTTGTGCATTTCCTGTAGTAGAAATGGTCACATAATCTATTGTATTAAATTCAGTTGTTGGTGCATTAAGTCCATTACCAAAAACTGCTCTTGTAGATGATGCAATTGATCCTACCCGATCTCTACTTACACTTAAGTTTCCAAAGTCAATAGCATTTGCACTAGATGCCATTGTAAGGGCATCAATAACATCAGTGTGACTTGGACTATGAAAACCACCAGCAAATAATGCACGAGTTTGATTGCTACAACCACTCGTTGCTGCTTTTGAGTCGGTAAGATTGCTGTAATCTGTTGAATTACCGGTTGATGCTATAGTTATAAAATGAATATCTGCAGTTTCTGGAGCTCCTCCGGCAAAAACACCACGAGTTCTAGATGCTGCACACCCGGCACGATATCTTACTCCACTAGAAATATCTCCAAAGTCGCTTGTATTTCCAAGAGTTGAAATAGAGAGATAATCAATGGTAGCTTTTGGAGATGCTGGACTTCCACCATATCCACCAACAATTACTCCACGAACTCCTGTTCCACCGGAAGAGTTTGAATTATTCTGATCACCAAGATTAGGAGACTCACCAAGTATCGTTGCCCAGTGATCGTTTCTCCATACTTCAAGTCTTCCAATATCAGTATTAAACCTCAACATCCCTGGTGGAGGACTACTGGGTCTTTCTGCTGTTGATCCTGATGGTGGAACGAAATAATATGGTGATGTAAATGTTGTAAGTCCTACAATATTTGGACCGCTACTACCAAATTCATCACTAAAACCTGAAGCCTTAAATTCTGACATGATTATAACCCTCCGTGACCATTAGAGAAACTAGCAGCACCAGCTGTCGCCGTTGTCATGTCACCAAAATCTGTGCCATTACCAGTTGTCTGTATGGTTATAAATTCAATTCTGTTTGTAAAACTGGGAGTGTTCCCCCCAGCAAATAAACCACGAGTTGGTGACGACATACCAAACGCTGCAGCACTTCCCGTCACTAAATCACCAAAGTCTTGTGCATTACCAGTAGTTGCAGTCGTAAAAAATTCTATTATATTACTGTTTCCACTTCCTCCACCAAACACACTTCTTGTTGCATTAAAAACAGTTGCCGGATAATGTCTTGCTGATGTCAAATCACCAAAGTCTTGTGCATCACCTGACGTTGAAATAGTTATATATTGAACCGTATTAACATTACCACCAGCATATCCAGACATTATTACACCTCTGACTGAACTTGATGTCGCAGCACCACCATATGCAGCAGCTAATAAATTACCAAAATCCACCGCATTTCCTGTTGATGCAATCTCTATGGATTGAATTTGATTTTGTGCAGTTGGAGTGTATCCTCCCGCAAATATTCCACGAGTTTGATTAGAAAGGGCAGACAACTGACCTATAACTTGAATTAGATTACCAAAGTCAATTGCATCCCCTGTTGATGCAATGGTTACATAATCAATAGTGTCTGTTTTTCCGCCCCCATCGATACCACCTGCACGTATTCCTCGTGTTCTGGATGCACATCCACCAGCAGCTGCATATGCTGTTTGTGTTAAATTACCAAAATCCTGCGCGTCTCCTAAAGTTGGAATACTTACATATTCAATGGTGTTAGTTAATGATGGTGCATTGCCACCTGCAAATATTCCACGAACTCCTGTCCCACCAGCAGAGTTTGTTACTAACTGATTACCAAGTTCTTCACTACTTGCCTCAAATTCTAACCATACTAATCCATTCCAATACTCTAAATGTGCAGAGTCGGTATTGAAACGAATAGACCCAGGAGGGCATCCAGAGGGTCTCTCTGCCGTTGTTCCAGTTGGGGGTATAAAATATTGCTGACCAGAAAATGTCGTGATACCAGATAATACAGGGCCACCAGTATTTGATTCGTTTCCTAAAGTGTTGACCCTTATCTCAGACATGTATTATCTGTTCCAGAAATCCATATTGATATACTTATTTATCACAGATGAACTGAGCACTTCTGAGTAATGTTTTGAAGTCTTTTTAATACTTGGTCTGACTTCGTGCATTGTTTCCAGACCATATACTTCTTTATCTTTTTCTCTATCTTTTGCTACGATATTATCAAAATTATACTCATATGGTTTTAACTTCAAAAACCAGTGAATGCCTTGTAGTGCCTTTTCTGGGTCATTTACCAAATCATCATATTGCACAAAATGAATGTGTTTTGTCTGATTTTGACGAAATGCGGTTGCAAGTGCATTCATACTTTCCCATACAATACCACCAGGATTCATCATATATTCACACCGACTATCATCAGTAATAAACAATCCTTGCTTGAGCATTGCCTTATCAATAAAATTGAATCCTCCATCCTTATGAAACAATGTAATGAAAGATGCCAATATATCTAGTGGATGACGAACAGTGCAAATAATCCTAGGATCATCTGTTACATACTTCTTTAACATATCAATGTGTGCAGGCCATGCACGACATTTGTCAATAACTATTGGTTCGTCTCTATCTGTATAGTAATTGATAATGCCATCACGCACCATTTTACGAAATATATCCGGTTTGGGAAATGCCTGTGCCTGTTCCCCTTTAAGTATATCGTCCGTATAATACATAACCTCAAACACGGGGGAGAGTGTTCCCGCATGTATTTGAGGATTTTGGTTTAATATTGCCGTCAGAAGCGTAGATCCCGAACGCGGTAGTCCGCAATCAAAATGAAATTTCATAATTTTTGAAAAACCCTACAGGTCAAAAAATTGCCGGGATTTTTTTACGGCAATTTTTGGAAATAAAAGTTGAATTTAGTTTAAGAGTTGACTGCTTCGTAAATATCCCAGAGTCTTGTTGCCTCTGCTGCATAATCATATGCAGTCTCAAAGGTTGTAGTATCAGTTGTCGTTATTGTATCGGTTCTGGATTCTGCACCATCAGTTGTCACAATAGTTCTTGATGTTGATGTGGCAGTCTTGACCTCTACAACAGTTCCGGTTCCAGAGAACGTAACCTTATCAGTTGTAGTTGTAGAAAGTCCTACTCCCGTGAACCATGCATCATCAGTGCCAGTAATAATTGAAGTCTGAACACCAGTGACCGTATCAGTCAGAACTCTATAACTATTGGCAGCTCCGACAGTTGTAATATAAGTTTGAAGGTCTGCCTTACTTGCAATAGAACCAACATAACCATCAGGAGTTCCATCAGAATCTACATCACCACATCCCATACCTAGAAAAATGGTGTCTTGTGGAGTACCAAAACGAGGAAGTTTGCCTGCCTTATTTGCACTTACGCCGTGTTGACCTTTGAATGCTCCGGAGTCCGTGCATAACCACTCAGGTTGCCTACCATGAATGGTTAATGTATATTTAATGAGAGGATATGCCATTGTTGTTAATTGTTCCTAGAGTATTTACCATTGAAGAGATGTGAACCAAAGTGTCCGGTCTCCACCCAAGGAGCACACCAGACTTTGCCACCAATCTGCCTATAAGAATGACAGAAGAAATAATCTTCCGATAACAAATGATTTGTATCTTTATTTATCTCAACACGGAAGTAGTCTTTGATTTCTACTCCGTCTGGTAATGATCTCCCACCATTAGTATATATTGGAGTTTGTGGTTCTAGTGCTTGCAAACAATCACGACGGATCATCATGAAGGCATTACCACCGTGCTCAATCTCAAATGGAGTTTCTTCATCCTCCATTTCAATACCAGGAAGTGTATTGATATTGAATACACCACCAGTTCTACCAATGTCATCATCCCCGGCAAGTGCTGCCTGACGAATCTCTTCCCAGTTATATCCTTTCAGTGCAACAGGACCAATAATNAGTTCCTTATCTGCCTTAATCATCTTTACAATATCCTCAACACGGAATTTNATATCCGCATCAATGAATAGAAGATGAGTGGCATCAGGAAGATTCATAAAGTGGTGAGCAATAGTATTACGCCCACGCTGAATCAATGACTCATTACCAAGAAAGATAGTAGTGAGTTTGACACCAGACTTATTGCAAGACTCAGAGAGTTTAAGTAATGAATCTGTATATTCACTTGTACACATACCCCCGTACATGGGGGTTCCAATCACAAGATGTAAACTCATATCACTCTTCTACAGATGCTTTCAGTTTAGCATACTCTTCATCTACTTTAGATTCTGGAAGAATAGCATAGTTTGGTATTGCAAGAGACTTCTCATCAAGAATCTTAAATCCACGACTTTCTGCAAATCGTTCTGAACAATTCTCAAACTTATCTGCACATTTCTCAAGCCACTCAACAGTCATTTCATGTGAGGGTGCCTGACCATTTGCAATCAGTTCGTTCTCCATCTTCAGATAATTGAAGACTTCTGCTTGTGCATGTGAAACATTCACACCAATATCAAACAGATAGATGGAGTTTCCTTCATCAATCACACCACCACGAGGACGGGCAGAATTCAGTGCCTGCTTCAGGCAAGTCATTACATGATAACGCTTCTCTTCACGCTCATAATCTTCTTCTGTAATATGGTCTTTGCCAATGTGATCCAGAACAGAACGATATTGAGTCATCAGGAAGGACATCTTACGGATGGCACCCTTCATTGAGTTCTCAATGTTCATATTGTTATTCATGAGCTCGATCATCTCAATCTCAAGTTCTTCACGATCTAAATCATCTTTTTCAGCATCAATATCACGCTGTTTCTTTCTAATCTTAATGTCATTCTTACGACGATTGATTTGTGCCTCTGCAAGGGCACTCTTTGTTCTCTCAATCGCGGCAAGAGTATGCTTGATGCTACGGATAGGTGTCAGGTCAGTGATATCTAAAGTCACAGTCATCATCTGTGAGTGCGACTTGTAGAAGTTGTCACAAGCAAGTTTAGTTGCAGGTAATGTTTCCTCAATATGAGTCAACATTCCCGTATATTCTTGCGGCAGAGGACCAGTTGCAAGTTGTGCAAGGTCACTCTTGAGCGTTGTAACAGAAATCTCTGAACCAGGTGTAATATCTACCGAAGTAATAGCAGAACTTTCTTCATTCATATCAGTTCAATCTATAGTGTAATAACTACCATATTTATTATACTATAAGAAGTCGGTTTTTACAACCCTCCGTGACCTGTTGATATGACTCCATTAGAGGCAAAACCATGAGTTGTTGCATGTAAATCACCAAAATCTACCGAGTTTGATTGTTCTTGTATAATTATCGCATCACAATCATTATATGT